GTTTCAGGCAGGGCCCGGGCGGCGGGCCGGGGCAAGGTTAACGCGTAAAAAAAACCCCGGGGCGGAACCCCGGGGCGTCGTGTGCGGATCGGATCCGATCAGCTATGGGTATAGCCGTCGGACTCTATCCCAAGCCACATGCCGCACCATGGGACCATGATGCAATCATCGAACGGCGGGCGCTGCGCGGTGCGCCGCCATGCCAGATAGGACGGCTTAGGGTATTTGTACCAATCCCGATGATAGACGCTGAGCAGGGCGACGCGCTGGGCTCTCGTGAGGGGGCGCACTAGCAATCTCTCCCGAGTTCTGCCGCGACCCAGACAATGACGAGCGCACCGACGCCCGACAATGCCAATATGATCCAATCGCCTAGCATCAAATCAGGTCCACGCTAGCAACGAGTTCATCGCGGATCACCTGCCGGGCGGCTTCGGCGGCGGCTTCGCCGGCCCGTTCTTCGATCTCCAGCCAAATCGCGTCGGCGTCGATTACGGCGTCGGCTTCGGATACGGCTTCTTCCACGGTATCCCTAACGTAGTCTCCGATACCTTCAATGCAGGCATCGTCTAGCTCGCGCCGGATCACCGACAGTTCGGCTTTAAGACCGTTCAACTCGTCGTCGAGCCTTTCGACCATGTCGAACTCGTGCGCCGCCGACGTTTGTGCGGCACGCGCGACCGCATTGTAAAGTTCAAGCGCGGCGCTGGTCGTCGGCGACTGCGCATCTTTTTGCAACGCATCCCGCTCGTTCGTGATCTGGGCAAGATGCGCCTCAATTTCCGCGACGGTGCCGGTGCCGAATCCGGCGACGGTAATACGCGTATGATTCCGCATCTCCGGACCAATATCGGCGGCGGGCGTCAGCGGCAGGTCGGCGGTGGTGGTGTCGTTTTCGTCTCTCATTGTTTCGTCTCCTATGGTCGGGCGGAATTGCCCGCCGCGATACTCGCATAACGTCGCATATATTACAACAATAAAAAGGGCGGCCCGAAAGCCGCCCCTTGTCGTCGTTTATGTCGCCGGGTTTTAAGCGGACATTAGTTCGAGCGCCGCCTTGTGTGCGCGAGATTTCAACACGCCGCCCGTGCCATCGCCGAACAGATTGCTAGCGACGTTGTGCGCGGTGCCGCGATTTTTGACGGGCCGCTGATCGGCCAGCCATGTCACGGTATTTAGTGCGCCCCATACTGTGCCGCGTGTCGTTACCAGATCGTGACCGGGGTTGATATCGGCGGCGGGCGGGGCCGTGATATCCTCCGGCAGTCCGGCGGCGACGCTGCGCCCGATAGCATCAAGCCGGGCCGAGACATAGCGGGCCGCGTCGGACTCGTCTTCCTTACCTATCGCGACGAAATCCTGCCCGGTGTAATAGGCAAAGGCTTTCCGGACGCCCTCCGAATGGATCACGCGCCCGCCGTCGGTGGTTTTTTCCGTGCCGCGCATAACCGCCCGGAAATAATCAAGCGCCTCGCCATCGGTCAAAGCGCGGGCGGCCATGGCTTTCGCCGCGCCAACAAAAGACCCGAACGATTCCGCATTTAAACCCAGCGCGGTTTCGACGGCTTCGGGGTCCAGTGCTACGCGGTGATCGTGCCGGAATATATCCGCCTCTTTTTCGGACATGGCAAACGTGAGCGTATTATTGCAAACAACGCGAGTTTGAACGCTGGCAAACGTGTTAGCGTCGCGGCCCGTATGCCGGACGGTAAACAGGGGGCGACTGGTCACGGTGTCCCCGTCGCCAATATCGGCGGACAGTCCCGCCTCCAATTGCACCCAAGCCGCCGCGCCGCCGAACAACGCCCCCGCCGTTATGATGTCGTGCCCGTGTTTTGCCCGGATATCGTCAGCTACTTCAAGTATGGCGCGATTTTGCACCGGTTGCCATTGCCCGGCGATATAGGGGCCGGTTACGTGTTTATTATCGGTGCGCTCTATATAGAACGAATCCGGAATCGGCGTGCCGTCGGTGCGATGGTTCGGGCGGCACTCGACGGTGTAGTTTAAACCGGCGGCCTTGGCCCATGTGTCTATAGAAGCGCCCGCCTCTACAGTTTGCGGGTTGGTCTCGGGGGCATGCCATGGGGCGGCGTCGCCTGCCCGGTAAGCCATCGCAATGGTGCCGTCTGCTTGTGTTGCTAGTTCGTGAGCCATTGGTTTAGTTCTCCATGATAAAAAAAACGGGGCGAGATTACCCCGCCCCAGTGTTCTCGCATAATGTCGCGTACAGTGTCAATGGTTTATTTTATGCCGCGTTAACCCGTCCGATATCGCCCGCTATGTGGGGGCGCAAAACGGTATGCGGTCGCAGTGTTTTGACGAATGCCCGATGCGCGGCGGCGTCGGATTGTTTCGGCTTTTCGCGATTAGATAAGCCGCGCCAGTGTAGCGCGACGTTTCCGCCGCCCGCGTAACATCCGCCGCGTTCGGCATTGTCTCCGGCTTTTCTTTTCGATGCGCCGTGCGCGGTGAATACAATGAAATAATCACGCTCGGCGCGAGAACATAATGGACGCCCGCCGCCGCAACTAGCGCAACCGATTCCGGTTTTTTCGTCTGGGCAACGTACGCCCCGGACGCCATGCGCCGTTGTTACCTTGTCGCTATCGCGCCCGTTCCAATAATCGGCGGGCACAACGACGACGCTGGCATTGCCTAGCGCGGTCTCGTTCGCGGCGGCTTCAAGGGTCGGAGCGGAATAATTAAAAGTACACTGCGCCCGGCTGCCGGTGTTGCGTTCGGCCCATAAATGCGGGGCGAAATGCGTGAACAAAAACGCCAGCCCGCGTTTTGGTACGGAATGCCGAACGGCGGTTTCGTAATCGCGGTCTATCTCGCGGGTTTTAGTTTGCACGGGTTTTAGTGGGCAAGAGTCGGGACACGTTCCGTACATTTCGCCGGATGCGGCGCGATACGTCACAGCGATTCCGGCGGTTTTTTTGGCGCGACTCGCGGCGGTACAATTAAGCATTTCTTTTCCCCTTGCGGATGCGTTCAATCAACAAGCGTTGCGTTGTGGCGGCGGATGGTTTCGGGTACTGGCCGAACCGGGCCGGGCCGTTTTTCTTCGACCGGGTGCGGTAGCGGTTAACAAATTTCGAGTAGCTCTTATACATTTGGTTTCTCTCCATGGTATGGGTTAACTCCCATACATTAGCGCAAGAAAAAGCCCGGCGTCAATACCGGGCTCAATCTTTTTTAATTATGAACTATCACACTATGGTCCGGAGGAAACCCGTACGCGCCCTCCGTTGTGTCCACACGGACGCAACCGGAGGTTTCCCAGTTTATCCCAACAACCTCCGCCAGTTCGTACTCCAGCGTGGCACTGCTTCGATCAGGGTCAGCGTATCTGTCACCCTCTAGATCAACTTTCATGCCGGGGGTCAGTTGGCGTATTAAAATCTCCATAAACCGCGCCTCCCCCTGTTAATATCGCCGTCGCGTTCGTCGCCGCATCGCACGAGGCGGTTTGGCGTTCGCGTACTTTTTCCAATCGGGGCCGTATAACAGGCGACCTAAAAGGCTAAACAGAAACATTACGCGGCCTCCGTCTGACGGACAACGGCGCAATCCTCAATATACCGGTCTTGGGTTTCAACCCAAGTCCGAACTTCATCTCGGTCTTCAAGCAACGCCGCCAAAAGATCACAATGGTCCGCGTCGGGCAAAAGGGTTCCGTACAGGTCAAAAAACGAAGCGAACCGTTCTTTGTCGTCAGGGTCGGATAAATCGATGATACTGTAAGTTCCCTCTAAATTAAGTTCAGTCACGTCTATTCTAATCTTCATCGCTAAATTTCTCCGTGGTTTTGCGATTGATGCAGGATTGAACGAAAGCAATGCCCGCGAATATCACGAATCCCGTCCACGCGATAATCAGATAGTCAACGGCAAAGCCGGTAATGGCGTCATACTCCATGTCTTAGTTCCTCCGTAAGGTTTATAGACTCGCCGTTTATATGCGACCTTATCGGACATATCAACCCCATAATTTCGTCCCAGTTATAGGGCGCTTCGACAAACAGGTCTGGCGGGCAGTCGGTGCCTTCCATCCTAACGTCGATAGCCTTAGACGCGTGATAAACTCGAACGATATCGGTCTGCTTCGCTTTCGACTGTCGCACCAGTATCCACGCGCTACCGTTCTTGTGCAGGTCCAGCCACGTAACTTGATGCGGCGATAGCTCCACGGCCCTACCGCCCGTGTGTTTTAGCTCAACAAAATGAAAGAGGCCTAGCTCGTCTTGGATTACGATATCAGGAACCCCGGGCGTCGCCCACGTCTCCAGCCTCGTCATCGTCAGTTTCCGGCTGCTCTTCGATATCCCCTCCTTCATCGTCTTCCACAAGCCGCTCTCGCGCTTTGCTGCGGTTTGCGGAATTGTCCGGCTCTTCGGGAGTGATGTCGATTGTGATCGGGGCATAGCTTTGTTTTATATCCTCTAAAGCTTTCAGTACTTCGTCCTTCGACATGGAGTCGATTGACCCATGACGAATCTCGCTTTTGCTGACGTAGATGTCGCCCTGCGCCTGACCGCGTCGGTACTCGGCTTGGACCGCCGCGCTATAAGCGCCGTTCTGCAACGCCATATCGCGGATCGTTTGCAGGTCACGCAGGTGCCGTTGATAGGTGACGCCGAATTTAACGTCCAGTTCGTCCCTGTAAGCTCGAATAGCGGCTACAACGTGCGGAGAGCGGTCAGGGTTGGTAAGTTCGTACGCCCGGCTATGGGCACTGCTGGCAGGGTAGCCCGCGTTTATGGCGGCCTCCCGGAGCGTTATCTGCCCATCCTTACTGACCAGTTCTTTGACAAACAGTTCCTGCTTGCGGGTCAGGGTGGTCTTGGTGCTGACCTTTTTCCGGCCCCTCGTTTCAACCCAATCCGGGTCGTCAGATTTGCGGACAGTCTTGCGCGGCATGGCGGGTATCTTTCAATAGTTAATCCGCACTAGTCTTGCCACAAAACCGCTTATATATATAGGGCCAAAATCAGGTTTTTTTCGAAAACAAACTGCTCGCGCGGGTCACGTGGAATATTCAATGGAACCCATGGAACCTTTTTGGCTCTCCATGGAACCTCTTTTATCTTTGGTTCTCAGTGAGTTACGCGAAAAGGTTCCACGGTTCCACGGGTTCCACGCTAAAAATTTTTTTTTCAGAAAAAAATAATTTCAGCCCTATATATATAGGGAGAACTAGAACTGATCTCTGAGAAGAACCGTGGGCCGTGATTGGTGGTCTTTATCCCCTAGTGAGAGAAGATATTTCCGTTAGGTAGTTGTGTAGGTATTCCCCCAAATGCTCGGTTACCTCGGTGTCGTCCAGACCGAAATAAGGCATCTCGTCGTACTCGGCGCTAAACGTCCATGTTTTAGGGCCCGTTTCCTCAAGTTCACAAACTTTATGTCGTTTGCCGTTCTTTATTTTAATTAGTTCGTATCTTTCGAGTTCGTATTTTTCCATTGGTTTTCTCCTTATGAAAAGCCCACGTCTCATCTCAGGCATCGTTTTAACTCCAACCTGTTAAGAGGCCCGTGGGCCGTGATTAGTGGTTACTGATTAAGCTGCGTTCTCGTTCTTTTCTATCCAGTACGCGACATCCTCTTCAATGTCGCTAGCTGTCTGGTCCATCCATTCTTCGTGGTCTGGATGGTCTGGATTGATGTCGCCTTTTTTCATTGGCTTGATGGTCCGTCCTTTACAGAAGAACAACCCTATCGGGGTTGGCCTGTTTTCCGGCGTGGCTTCGTAGGTGAAGCCGCCCAGCGGGCCGCAGTTTAGCGTCTCGCTTGGGCCGTACATTACCATGACGGCGACGCCGTTTTTGGTGGCTTGGCCCCCGCTGTTTGACGCCGCGTCTTTGATAGCGGTGATCGGGTCGCGGGCCTTGGCCCAGCCTCCGTAGCTCCCGCCTGTGATGGCAAAGAAGGTACGTCCGTTTTTAAGTGTGTGGTCTGTCATTGAGTTACTCCATGGTTAATGGTCCACGGGCCACTCAACAGGTCGGTGTCGTATTTACAATGAGAAAGAGCCGGGCGCTTTTGTGCCTCTTTATTATGTATTATAATAAAGCATCTTATCCCATATGTACATGCGACATAGTGTCGCACCCTAAGTCGCTGATTTCATTACGTTTTATCTGATCTTAGGTGCCTAAGATAATCATACATTTTTTTCGAGAGTCCGCACTTTTCGCAAGTCGGAAATTTTTTGCCGTACCGGTCGGACACTTCCCGTCCCGTGAAACCGCAGGTCGTCTCTTCTGTTTTCATAAGTCTATCTTTCTTTTCGAGGGAATAATGCCTGCCACCACATGGCGGGAGGGAACATGTAAAACACGCGCCAAATTTCGTCCCAAGTGTGGAACTGAGAACGCCGCCGTCGGCTTATAAGCCCGTTACTCATTTTTCGGTTTCCATTTGTTAGGGTTGACGTTCATCGTCCAGTTGAAAGCTAGGGTCATGCGTTCGTCGGGAGCCGCGGGCACCGAATGCCGCAGCGAGGACGGTAAGGTGAGGACGTGGCCTCTGAGATTGTTAAAAAGAACGTCGCCCGCGCTTATCTGACTGGGGCCAAAATATATTACCGTGGCGTAATCCGTCCCTTCGGCAACGTGTGCGTGTTCGGTGACGCTTTCCCCCGGCTTCAAAAGGTTGCCCCAAGCGTCGAGGATGTTGATGCCGGTAAAATTAGGGTCGTTAAATATATTCGACGACAGAAGTTGCTCCCCGAACATTCCGACATATTCGTGGAAAACCGGATCGTTGTTAAAGTGCCTGAAGTCGGTCATCTGGCCCTTTACGTTTGTGGCGTAATCCATCGGTCCGACGCCCTCGCGGATAGCTCTTTCAAAATGTTGAAGATGGGGCTCTGATGGAACGTAAGCTCGAACTACCTCGGTAGGCGCGTTGATCCAGTGCTTTTCAATAACTTCCATTTTACCTCCTGTAGAGTTGAGGGGAGGGCCAGTAAGTAAACCCTCCCCCCGATAGTGCGGTTGCAGCCTTAACCTCCAAATGCGCCAACGACACGGCGGGAACCCGGGGCTTTGACGGAGACGTTTAATCCGCAGGACTGCTTCATCGCTTTCGCACCGCTCGGCGAAAGCTGAGTATGTGGGCTCCTCCAATTCTCCTTATCTAAACAACCCATTCAACCTTTGAACATTTCTGTTCCAGTTCCGTGGCCCGTGAGCGGAGGCGCTCGGCCTCTGCTTCGTCGCCCCCGGTCCACTCCACGTCTGCTGCACGTTCGCGCAGCTTACGGACTAGGTACTCGTTCGTTACGAGATCCAGCCCGAGGATGTCTGCCGCACTTCTATTCGACATATTCCACCAGCCAATCGTTTTTATCGTTTGTTGCATCGCAGGCCTGACACTTCAACCGTGACCAAGCAAAGTGATATACCTCGGTCCACGTGCCGCAGTCCGGGCAGTATATTTTTTTGGGCTTCTTACCGGCTCGGGTGTACCTGTTTACGTTCGTAAATTTCTTCGGCTCTTTTTCCAGAAACTCGGAAAGCGCCGCGCCGCGCTTATCGTCGTCAAACGATAAAACGCGGTTTAGCATCTTCCGCCAAAAACGAAGCGGGTCCATTACACGCGCCCTCTTGCCCGGTCAATCATCTCGCTCGTTACTTCAAGGGCCTCCCTCGAAAAGTCGGCAACGCGAGTTTCTTGCGTTGGTGGGAGACTTTCTGCCGGTGCAATTTCGGCGACGTGGTAGAGCGTTTCCATCTTCTGGGATATGAGCGACTCAATTACCTGCCGACGACTAAGTTTGACGATCCCGGTTTTAACCTCAAGGTTGGTGCGGATTTCGTCTAGCATTTCTACTGTCGCCGTGGGCAGAACAATCGTTGTTCCCGCATATTTCTTGTCCATAATAATCTCCGTGGTTGGTTGAGGTATGGGACATTACTGGACATGTACAACCCCGTCAACAGAAAACGACTAAAACGGAATCCAATTAAAATTTATGACTCGCCGGTACGGCACGTCGGTCGCGGTCCAAGATCCGTGGCGCACGAAGGCGGGGAAGGTAACCAGTCGGTTAGCTACGGCGTCTACTTTTTTTCCGCCTTCAAACTCGGTAGGACCGTCGCACGTGTCTAGGTACAGAATACCGGTCACGCATATATCTTCCCGATGAGTGTCTGTGTGAAACCCGCCGAAAAAAGAAGTTTCCCCGGAGTACGTCAACAAATTTACTTTAGCGCGAACTAAAATAAAGGGGTCAATTTTTTGTAAAACCGGCGCAATAATTTTTGCAGGCTGCGGACAGTCTTCCCGCGCCCGGTCTCCTAGCTGACCCATAACATCAAACGGTATTTCTAGCGGCTCATGTTGGTATAAAACGTGAGAAAACTGGTTGTTTCGTAAGTGAGTCTCAGGGCCAAGTTCCGCGACGTTTGAAAGGTGAAAACGCCACGGAAATCCACCACCCGGATGAAGGGCGCTTTTTAAATCAAAGAAAACCTCGTCATTCAAAAAGTTTTCAAAGATTTTAATCTCCGTCATTTTTATCGACTACTTGCTCTTTCGTAAAAAGGGCGACGTTCCCTGCGATTGATCTGCGGTCCCGTTCCGGCTGCTGGTCGGAGTTGATTGTTTCCTTGTACGGATAGACCATGTGGTTGAGCCAATGCGGGAATATAACGAACCGGCCCGGCTGCGGGTCCATGGTCATCACTTTCGAGGTTCTAAATTCAGCGTGTGAGGTTTGAAGCGTGGGACCGTTAACAAAGGTCAGGCACCCGTCCAGTTGCCGCGAGGCGCTCTTCAGGTTAACGGCTTCCGAGTTACGCATATTTTCCGGCACTCGCGTCCAGTAAACAAAGCTTAACCCGGCAGCGGTGCGCTTGCCGTGATCGTGAATTGGGTTGTAGTCCCCGGGCAAACTGTCAACCACCCAAGCTTCGTAGCAGTTCGCCGCGACGTAAGGACAGTTAGGGTCTTCTTGCGAGGCGTAGAACTGCTGAACGTACTGCATAGCCATGGACTCGGCGACCCCGTAAACACCGTGAAACGGGTCGCAGTAATCTTTGTCGAGATATATCTGCTCGCCTTCGTTAATTTGACCAACCAGTTGGTCTGAGAAATCTACTTGCTCCTTTTGAAGCTTTATCTCATCAATCTCATGGTTAACTCCTTGGTTAAACCAAAAAGGTAATGTGGTCTCCAACACAAAAAAATCGATAATCGAATGTGCTTTTAGGTCGGCAGAAATATTACCCTTGTAGTTACGATGCGCCTGTCCGACGTCGCGCCTACCCACCTTCCGTGCGTCAGCGGACGCTTGAGCCCTATCCATCGTTTTGTTCTCCCATGTCTTTTTCGTAGCATTCTAAAAAAAGGTTTTTAGCCGTGCCAGCGCCAGCGAAAATTGTTTCAAATTCCCTGTCCAAGTCTGCGGCGTAGTTTGAAGCGAGGGACAGGACTGCTTGAGCCGTCATTACTCTTGCAATCTCTTCCGCGGTGTCGGGGTCTTCCTTAAAATCCAGAGTAAGCGCTTCGACTAACTTCCTTGCCCAATGAGCTTGTACTGATTGGTGCAGGCTTGTCTTCACATCGTCCATAAAGCACTGAAAAAACGGTCCAGACAGGTCCAAGTGGTCGTGCGGCTCTACCTTCACCTCGTCTTGAAAATCCCTCAAGCGTATGACGTTGTCGAGAGGCACGGTGTCGTTGTCTTCTTGGTTGGCGACATGAATCGCCATCAAGGCTCTTTGGAGTTCAAGGTCTGATATCTTCAAAATGTTTTCTTCACGCGGAAGCGGCATCGTCCCAAACTTAAACGCTAGCTCTTCCGCTTTTTGCCCTATCAAATCCTGAACGCGGAAGCGGTCCTCTTCGTTTATAAGTGGAAAAGGGTAGCTCGTTGTGCCGTAAACGGCATGAAAGAGCCCGGCAAGCGCAATGTCGAAAGGTTGGTCATCCCTAAGCAGAATGTTGTACGTCCCCACAAGGTGGTCATACAGGGACTGTTCGCCGTGAGAATGTTCCTTACACCCCAACTCGTCTAAAAAACCAAACAGTTTTTTTTCTGTTTTCCCCATCACAGTCACTCCATGTCAACAGTGTCGCTGGCCCACACCGCCTCCTCTTGAATAGGCTCGTGGTCCGCGGGCCGGTCTGTATAGATCACGGCCATTACCTTTTCAGTAGAGCCGTCTTTGCCAATGACCGTTATTGGCAGCCTCATCCTTACGCTCATTTTTAATCTCCTTTATTAATTCAGCGTCGGGATAATCCAGACGAACATCCTCGACAGTTTCGTACATTGTCTCGAAAAACATTTCCTGCCCTTCGCCGCAGCAGACTGGGCACTCGCGAGATATTTCGAGCGTTTCGCTAGCCATGTGAACTAACCGTCCAAAGCCTTCACACTCTCGGCAGATGATCGTTACCTCAAACACGGGCATTAGCCGAAAACGACGCGGATAAAGTTTTGAAGAAAAATAGTGATAAGCTGCTCCATGTCTTCCTCCTATTTAAATGCGGGCCCGGTCACCCACCCCACAAGTGAGTGTCTGGTGCCCTTAGTTACGGGGGTTACTTCGTGCAGCGAATAGCTTGGAAAGAACGTGATAGCGCCTTGGTCGCGCTCTATCCGCTGAGGGTTAGGACTATCGTGTATAAGCAAGTCGCCCCCTTCGTAGCTTTGCGACGGGGATAATTGAACGCTAAAACTTAACTTTCGATGCTCCAGAGTTCTAGGGTCAGAACTGGACCCGTCTACGTGTTTTCCGTAAAACCCGCCATCGCCACAATAGGTGGTGAATTGAAGAGATTGAATATTACAAAGGTCGAAACAAAAAAAACTTTCGTTAGTTTCAACGACTTCCCCGCACAACAACTCAAACAACCAATGGTTTTTTTCGTTGCTTGAATAGAGAAACTGTGTCGTTGAGGTTCGAACATTGTGGTTGACGCTTCCGTTTCCGTTTCCCACGGCGGCGTCTTGGGGCAGAGAAGCGCGGTCCTCTTGAAGACAAGAAGAGATGATTTCCTCGCATTGAGTAGCGCTTAAAACCCCTCTTTTTTGACTGATAAAAGCAGTTGAGGTAGAGGATAAAGCCCAGCTAAAAGCATGGTTCTCAGCCCTTTGTTTGGGGCCCTCTTCTTCTAAAGCCTCTTCTTCTTTAAACGCAATTACGCACTCAAAATGCCAGCCTTGCGATACAGGACTCCTTTTATACGTAAACTCGTCGTTAAAAAAAATTGCGGTTCCGGGCCGCATAGCTATTTGTCCGCCGTGTTCGGTTTCTATTATCCAGTCCGTCCAGACGCCAGCGCAGTAGCTGGCAAGACAGACTTTAAGCCAGTACAATTTTTCCCCCTTCGGGGATCGCGGCCTCTTATCAGCGGGGTTTTTAGAATCGTACAGAAAACATTCAGTCGAGACGACCGAAAGAGCCTTCTGCCTCTCAGGAAAAAGCGTTTTTCCCAACTTTTCCGCTGCCTGCTCAGCGTACGGCAAAACTTCAGGAGCGTTCAATATTTGAGGAGAGCGCATTTCAGCGTTACCACCCCCAGACACAGACAAAAGCTGTCGAACAAGATTTCCGCGCTCATCACTTTTGATGAGTTCCTGCATTTCAACTATAAGAGTCTCGGTCATTCGTCCGGCTTTCCGGGTTCGATGCTGACGTTTAGCACGGCCAGCTTTGCCGCCATGCGCCCGTGATCCAAGATCATCTTGCGGACCATCTTACGCGGAACGCCGACACTTTTTGAACGGCCCTTTTGCGTAATGGCAGCTAACTCGTGATATTCGTCTTCACTTGTGTAGAGCTTCATCCTCTTTGAATCCTCTTCCAAGCAGCCCGGAGAGCCTCGGCTTTAAGAAAACTTTCAGGGTCTTTCAGCCCCCCGTGATCCTGTAGGCGCTCGGCCTCCGTGCGTACCGCCTTATCGACCCACCTCAAGGCGGTAGACCAGTCTTGGACCTCTTCCGTTGCGTTTAAGTAGTCGCTCATATCAATCTCCTTGGTTAAAGACCACCCCTTATAAACTCCCATACAAAGACCGTCAACAAAAAAAACGCCCCCGCACAGATGGGACGGTGCGAGGGCGCTTCAACCACGGAGAGACGGGCAAGAACTACACTTCTTAACCCGGACAAAAGGTATGCGATAACCTCGCGTGAGTCAATTACTAAGACCGCCAAAAATTTCGGAGTCTTTACACTCGGGGCAAATGAACATGCCTTTTTCAACAACCCTTATCTCTAGGCAAGTCAGGCATCTTCGACGCTCGTGTGTGCCCCTCTCTATCTGGGTATCTTTAAGTCTTTTTTGTTTTTCGGCTGAGACCATTTGTAAAACACGTGCTGGTTTATTTGAACGACGCGGGATTTTGTTGACGCCCAACTAGGTAGCACATAGTCGGCATGATAGAAAGTTGAACCCTCGGTAGGGTCCATAATTGTACGGGACAAAACCAGTTCCGAGATCCGTGTGGCGCGGAGCTTGGCCGCCCTGTCGCGCATCCTGTCGCTCTTGCCGTCGCAATAGAACGAGAACTGGCATTTGTGGCGAACGGGCGCACCTGACCGGTAGAGCGGTCCCTGCTTAACTACGCTACAAACGTCGTTCGGAAATCGTCGGTCTTCGACCCGGTTCATAACGACCGCCGCGACGGCCACTTGGCCGACGGTAGGTTCTCCCCGTGCCTCGAAATACACCGCGGTAGCAAGACACAACAAGGCCGCGGAAAGCATTACCGCCCCTGTCCGCGATACTTTTTAAAGTTCCGCTTCTTGTGCTTGTTCTTGGGCCGCGAAAAATGGCTAGAGCCTATGGCCGTCCGTTTCTTAATCGGCTTATCGCGAAAATCGGCTGCGACCTTAGCCATCCAATATCACCTGCGAGGCTTCCATCGGGTAGCTTTTCCGAAAGGCTTCGGATTCGGCAATGTGTATCTGAAGCTGACCGCTGATACTGCGGCCCTCCTTCTGGGATCGCTGCTTTACATCTTGATAAGTTTGGATCGGCACAAGAATGCTTTTCCACTTAGTCGTGTCCATAACTGATCTCCTTTAAACTATACGGGAACATATAAGAGTTACTGCGGCTATGCAACAAAAAACCCCGCCGGAGAGGTCAATAACCGGCGGGGTAAGTTTAGGGAGGTCACAAGCGGAGAAGGGATCACTCCGCTTCGCCCCAGCTAGCGCCAATCTCAATGTCGCATCGACTGGGGACGTCCAAGTCTATCGCATTTGTCATTATGCTTGCAATAGACCGAGCCTCTTCCTTTCCGGTAACAGAAACCGCTAGCTCATCGTGAATCTGGATAAGCGGGATCTTTCCGGTCCGGTACACGTCCACCATGGCCTGCTTCGTCATGTCCGCCGCGGACGCCTGAATAAGCCTGTTAAGCGCCTTATAGGTATAGGCCCGCTTCAGCCGAGTGGTTTGACCGTACTGGCGCACCGCCTCGTGGTATGGCAGTGCCTTGTTCATCTCAAACGAGTCGGGCTCCCACAGGTCAAAGCGACACTTACGACCCTTTAAGGAGCGGATAGCCCCGAAACTACCTTTGTCGTTAAGGCGATCTGTCACGCCGCGCATCAACATTTTCACAAAGGGGACGCGTTGGTGATATTGGTTTATAAGCTCCTTCGCCTCTTCTAGAGGGATATCTAACTGGTCTGCCATCTTCTTGGCACCCATGCCGTACATCATTCCGAGATTGATCGTTTTCGCCTGCTTACGACTGATCTGAGCCATGTCGGCGACCATAGTGTGAAAGTCCATTGTCGGGTCGTTGCGATAGCCGTCCACGAACTCTTCGACGCCGCGCAGGGGAAGACTGCGGCTTTTACCAAACACCGAGGCATAGTGGACCAAGATTCGTGGTTCCTGTTGCGAGAAATCAATGGAGGCCCACTCTTCGCCCTCTTCCGGTAAAAACAGGCTACGGATCATCGGCCCTAGTTCAGGGTCTCGCGCCGGGATTTGCTGAAGGTTTGGATTATTCATCGATATGCGACCCGAGACCGTGCCTCCGTCGTCGGACCGAATCTGGTTTATGTGACCGTGGATACGACCGTCGTCTCCGACGTGCTTCATAATGCTGCTGATAAACGTACCCTGAATCTTGTTCAAGGCCCGTGCATCGACAACCATCTTAGCCAGAGGGTGTTCGTGTGCGGTTAAAAACGCTTTCGTAAAGCTGGGAGCGCCGGTCGCCGTCCTTGGATACGACACTGAAAGTTTATCAAAGGCGTCCGCCAGACTTTTGGCTGCCCAAATTTCAACATGATTTCCAACCAGTTTTTTAATTTCACTGACGACGTTCTTTTCCCGACGGATCAGGGCGTCTCTCGTTTTTGCCGCGGCATCCAGATCAACCCGCACTCCTCGCGAGGTCATATCTACTAGGCAAGGGAGAAGCGCTAGTTCCAAATCAACAATTTCTTGAAGCCCCTCCTGCCCTACCTTTACCTTGAAAAAGTTCCAGAGTTCCAAGGTCAATTCAGCGTCCGTCTGGGCATAGGGCCCGACGTGCATGGCGGGGAGCTTCCACATCTCGGCCTTCGGGTCTAGCCCAAACTCTCTCGCCGCAGCGATAAGGTCTTTCTCAGACTTAACCTTATCCAGATAGTCATAGGCGACAGAGTTAAGTGAGAACGAACGACGGTTCTCGTCAAGCAGGCTAGCGACCACCATCGTATCGATGATGCGACCGTTGACCTCAATACCGTGCGCCCGGAGCCAGCCCACGTCGTATTGGGCGTTATGAAAAACTTTGTCCGCATCGGTGGCGCAGACTTTCTTCATCCAGTTCTCAACCAGCCGACGGTCTAGATTACCTCCTCCGGTGTGGCCTATAGGGTAGTAAGCGCACCAACCGTCTACCGCGACCGCGTATCCGACGACCTCGCCGTTGTTAACGGGCCAGCCGGGGCCACGTTTCATAAGGTCCGGGTCGCGTGTTTCAAGATCGATTGCGATCTGCTTAGCGCCCGACAAGTCCGGAAACTCGGACGGGGGAACCCACTCGCTATCCGGCGCAAACATAGCCATCTGTAAACTCATTTTTCTCTCCGGGGGCGACGCTGTACCCTTTTTCGTTGAACGCGAACTTTCGGCTTTACAGTCTCGTCTCGGGGTATTCGTCTACGGACGGCTTTCAAAAGATCTTCGGCTATAATCACCGCAGTGCTTGTTGAAATAGGCACCAAGAAATCGATACCCTTGTTTTTATCAATCACCCGAAACTGAATGGGCTCTTCGGGACTCGTGTCGTAAGGAATTATTAATGTCAAAACGAGTAGGCCTCCTTTGATGATTCCGGCGCAACCAGAAAGAGGTTTTCCTTCGTACGGGTGACCCCAACGTAAAAAGTCCGATGCAGGTCGTTACTGCCCGCCACGTCCCTTGCTGCCTCACGAAGAGCGGCATAGCTACAGTCCGTGTACAAGACCACGTTTCGGGCCTCCCCGCCCTTAGCTCCGTGGATTGTTGAAACGGTAATCCGAGGTTTTTGCGACAACTCTTCTCCTCGCCGCTCAGCCGCTTGAAGGTAAACAAGCTGGTTCTCTGGCGCTTTTGTCAGGACCGCGGGCCACGGTTCGTCTTTCGAAACCATAAGCCCCTGTGCCTCGACCAGTTCATTATAGTCGATTTCGTCGTCGTCTTCGACATTAGGTAGTGTTTTAAAGCCCCTCCGAACCCCGTGGCCGACGTCAAGGAATGAGTACATCTTTCGCGCCTCCGAACCCGCCACCCGTTCTCCTTGCTGTAATGTTTTCCAACAAAGAACCGCATCAATCAGCTTCTGGCTAAACCGCGTCTTGCCGTTCTTAGTGTCAAACAGGTAGCCGGAAGACCGAAGCAAATTAATTGCGGACTCCAGCATGTAATTGCACTGGCCGAGAACGAGCCAGTCACCATCAGCCATGTCAGTCAGTATCGACTCGATACCGTTAATGTACTGCACGGAGCCTTCAATGCCCTGCGGCTGGTATACCTTGGGGAGCCGCCCTTCTACCCGCGAAACGACATTCTCGGCAAGGGCGTGGACCTTTCGCGGAATCCGCCAGCTTGTCGCCAAAACCTCGGACGCCCCTTCAAGCCCTAAGAACTGCTCAACATCAGCCCCGGCCCATCGGAATATGGCCTGATCGTCATCCCCCGCCACAATTACGCGGTTAGCGGTTTTCTCGGCGATCTTATTGACGACGTGCCACTGAATTTTGGATAAATCCTGCGCCTCGTCAACGAAGACTGTATCAAAGGTCGGGCAGGTACTGTCCGCCAGTTCAAGAAACAGCAGGAGCATATCCGTAAAATCAAACCGGCGTTCTCCAGACTTGTAGTCCTCGTAAGCTCGGCTGAGGTAATCGACCAGCGGCCAAGGTTGGTTATTGGTAATCCCCCACTCCTCGTACGCCTGTCGCAATGGGATCTCTTTGACCTTCGCCATATTTATCAGGCCTATGACCGTTTCCTTGTTCGGCAGCGCAAGGCCAAAGTTTTCGGCGTCGGGGTTAGTCGAAGTTGCTTCGAACTCAAACCCCGTAAGGGCGGTCATGTCCCGCCAGTTTTCTTTATCCATCAACTGATCTTTTTTGATCCCGCTGTACATAAAGCAAAAACTGTGAAGCGTCCGAAAATAAGGCAGGTCGTCGGGGCCCATGTTGAGCCGCTCTAGCGCCCTGTCGCGAGCCTCGTAGGCCGCCTTCTTGGTAAACCCAAAATAGCCGATGCGTCCGGGGGCTACGCCGCTATCAATAAGGTCGGCAACCATGTTTATCAAATGAGTGGTCTTGCCCGTGCCGGGAGGCCCGAACACGCGTAAAAATTTAGAATGGGATGTCATCCATCTCTCCAGTGGCAACGGGGGATGCGACCGCGGCGGGTTGAACCGAGAACGCAGGGATTTTGTAGACGTTTACCGACTCTCCGCTAATCTTTAACTTAGACGCCTCTCCGCCAATTTCGCGGAGCCTTTGAGCCAACTTGTGGCGCTTATACTCAAAAAACTTATTTCGTTGCAAAAAACTTTCGAGATCGCGAAGCCGAAGATAGGTAACCGAACTGGTTTCATCGGTCCACGGCTTGCCGAGATGTATCTCGTCCCGAGACTGTGCCGTCTGATGGTTGATGCAGAAATCGCGGAGATATTCGTAAAAGATACCCCGGGTCGATTCCTCCTCGGCTACCGGAATAACCGCGGCGCTGTTGTCGCGAAGCTCTCCCAACAGGGCCGCGATCCGCGATTCCCACGTGTTCTTCGTGGACGACGGCGGCAGAAAGTTTATCTGCTCCATGCAAGCCTTCTGAAAGGCGGGCTGCGACAGAAGGCCGTCGCTATCCAGTTCGATGGGCACCCCGTTCACGTCCAGAAACCAGACCGGGGGCTGGCTATCGTACTTACGCAAGTTTGCCATCGCTGCCGACGCCGCGCCGCCGACGCCGAACTTCCGGGTCAGACACGTGGGCCGGTCGCAGTACGAGTTTATCGGCGCGTCATTGCACTTGTATGCGTAGTCTTTCTTTTTCAACTGATTGACGACTATGCCAATTTCCGTCAACCCAAGCGGCGGGTTCAGATAAGCCATGTTCCACTGCATCAACTCCGTCTCCCAGCTATCAGGGTACGCTTTCTGCAAGTAGACCCCAATGTTAAACAGGCCGTTGTTTCGTCCCCCCTCAGAGATTTTCTGGGGTAGGAGGGTCTGTAGGCACGGCGGGCCGTCCACCAAAAAGTCTTTCTTCTCGGTCACCGAAATCGCGGTAACCTGCTCCGGGGTCTGGCCGCGCTCTTCGCAAAGAGCAAGAAACTCCTCCAACGTCGCGGCGCTTCCATCAACATTAAAAGCGTGGCGTAGGCTATCTTCGTGCCCGAAATACGGCAGGTTAATTGCTGAACCTACGTCGCCGCGCTCTACGTTGATAACCTCCTGCTTTGGGAATATCTCCGCATCGCCCCACCCCATCGCCGCTGCGATTTTCCGCAACGCTTCTCTCATCTTGGATGCGGGCATCCACTCTTTACAAAAAAGATAGCAGTGCGCTCCGCCGCTTTTTGAGCGGTCCACGATTAGCGGCAGCTTCTTCTCTTCGAAAAAATCAATCAGCTTTTTGTGGTCGAGGGGGTACTTGTCGATGTCAATGCACCCAAACCGCACGTTCGATTCCGCGTTCAGCAGAAAGACCCCGATACTTGTTTCCCCATCCAGATGACCGCGGTATTGCTCCTCGGTCAGCGGCTCTCTTTTCGTTTGATATGACGCTTCGTTCTTTCCCGAACCATTGACGGCTTTGGGCACCATTTCCAAATATACGGAATCGAGGCCTGAAAAGAACGACGCAAATTTCTTTACGTGTTCCATGGCTGTCCTAAAAGGGGCGACCCGAAGGCCGCCCCGTATTTTTAAAAGGGAATGTCGCTAGAAGCGGAAGGCGTATCGCCCTCGTGCTTGACGACCACGTCACCGCTCATCACGGTATCGTGAAAATCCTTTGCGCGAGCAAAGAGACCCTGCGAGTCGATCAAGCCTTCCCGGCTAATTTCCCAGCCATGCCACGAGCCTTTACTATTCTCTTCCGAGATAGTCTTCAGTTCGTACACGTAGGCGTAGCGTGGTGGAGAAAAGACGTTACCGTTCGCCCCCTTCTCCTGCGCCGCGGCAGCCATAGAGTTCCACTTACGCGACTTCTTCAACTGAGTTGATTTCATCGCAATAAGCGCGGTCTCCGCGGTCCCGTCTTCACCAATTACCAGAACAAAATGCTGGTGAGTTTCTTCGATATAGTCACCGTCACCGCCGACAACGTACTCCTTGTTGTCCTCGGATGACCGCTCCGTCTTCGGTAACGCGTCGTTGGGCGTATAGATATTCAGCGGAGCGCCGGAGCCTTGGCCGCGAGGAGCCCACTGAATAAAACGCTTCTGGTAGGCGCACGGGACAACCCGGATGCCTTCTTTGCCCTTGTACACTTGTCCGGAAACGGTGTTGTACAAGTCGCCCTTTCGAGCGTCTTCACGCTCGTCCAAGATCGGATCAAGCCCGCTCAATATCTTAATGAACGGTAGCGCAAGATCGTCCTGCGTCAGGTTTTCAAGACCCGAACCAGACTCGGCCTCAAACATGGACAAGAGATCGTTTGTTGCGACCTCCTGCTTCTTCTTCGTAGCAACCGTATTCGCCATAGTTATTTACCTCCTTTTATGACTGCGCGTTGACCTACCCAAGCTCCGAAAAGATCGGTAGGAAATTCGTCCCCATTCTCGACACGCTCTTTTACAAACGCTCGTAGCGTCGAGGGGTGAACTTCAGTTTTGGCTTCGGCGACGTAACCTTTTTGTTCGGCCATGTCAAAAAACGCCTGCGCCTTGTTGTCTTCGTTTTGACCGAAGCTGCATGAGACAGTGTTCTTGATGATGTCACCGTAGCCGTTTTGCCTTAGCCACTCATAAACTTGCGGGCGGTCGTCACGTCGGGGTTGAGCAGAGTAAGTCTGCTTCACCGAAAGTTCGGAGCCGTCGTCAAGCTTGAAAGACTGAAGACCGAGTTCTGAAAACAAAGACGGCATTGCCTCGTCAGTAAGCCTGCGAAGTTCTGCTTTTTGATTTTTCAGATTTTGCTCGGTGGCTTCAATTTCTTGTTCTTGAAGCCTGATTTGACGAGCGCATTCTGATACGCTAGCCAAAGCATTTTGACCTATCCGTTCAACAGAAGAGGACTTCTCTTCTTCGTGCTGTTCTTCAAGGGCGTTGAGGATGTCAAACTTTTCGTTCACAGTTTTCTCCTTTCGTGTTTCGTGATACGACCCCGTTTCCGGGGTTGACTGGTCTTATGTACTCGCTTAATTTCGCATAGTCAACAGGGAAAAACATGACCTACTCTTTTCAGACAGAACCCTTTGCTCACCAGCTTACCGCCCTGCAAGATTCGTGGTCCGCGGACTATCACGCTCTCTTCATGGAGATGGGCACGGGCAAGTCAAAGGTGATTGTAGATACCATGGGCAAGCTTTTCGAGTCCGGCAAAATAAATGCGGCGCTGGTCGTAGCACCAAAGGGCGTCTATGACAACTGGGTTCAGAAAGAGATACCGGCGCACCTGCCAGAGCGCATTGCTCGAAAGGTTGTCCGCTGGCGGCCCGCCAAGACAAAGTCTTTTGAAGAAGAGCTTTATGATCTGGTGGTTAACCCGTTCGACGGGCTGAAGGTATTCGTCGTTAACATCGAAGCGTTTAGCAGTGGCCGAGGTGCCGAGGCGGCGTACGTGTTTTTAGAACAGAACCCGGACAACCTGATGGTTGTAGACGAATCGACTACGATCAAGAACCGCAAGGCGATGCGGACAAAGAACGTGGTTAAGGCTCGACAGATATCCAAATATCGTCGTATCCTTACCGGTTCGCCCATCACAAAAAGCCCAATGGATTTGTTCGCGCAGTGTGAGTTTCTGGACCCGTCGGCTTTAGGTATTCGGTCGTACTACGCTTTTCAGAACCGCTACGCCATCATCCAGCGACGGCAAATGGGCCACAAGTCTTTTCAGGAGATAGTGGGATACCGGCGCTTGGACGAATTGTCGGAAAAGCTGGACGACTTTGCTACGCGAACCTTGAAGAAAGACTGCCTTGATTTGCCGGATAAGCTGTACATCCGTCGCCAGATTCCGCTGAGCGCTGAGCAGAAAAAAGTTTACGACCAGATGAAAAAGCTGGCGCTCGCCGCCTTGAACGACAAGTCTGTAGCTACTACGCAAAGCGTCCTGACACAGATCATGCGTCTTCAGCAGATTTGCTGCGGGTTTTTTCAGCCGGACGACAAGCCCGTTGAAGACATCGACAACGGCAGGTTTCAAGAACTGCTCGACGTTCTGGAAGACGCGCAAGGCAAAGTCATAATTTGGGCGACGTTTACGCATAGCCTCCGCAAGATCCGTGATGCGATATCCGAGGCCCACGGTCCGCGTTCCGTGGCTACTTATTACGGGGAGACGCCGCAGGATGAACGGCAGGAAATTGTAAACCGGTTCCAAGACCCGGACGACGAGCTACGTTTCTTTGTCGGTCAGCCGCGGACCGGGGGCTACGGCATCACGCTAACGGAGGCGACCACCGTAGTTTACTTCTCTAACAGCTACGACCTAGAAATTCGCCTACAGTCCGAAGACCGCGCCCATCGAATCGGTCAGAACAAGCCTGTGACGTATATCGACCTCGTGTGCCCTGACACGGTAGACGAAAAGATTCTACAGGCCCTAGAAGACAAAAACATACTGGCCGGTAAGGTTCTTGGAGAAGAGGTGAAAGGCTGGTTAGGCGGATAAGCCTTTTGAGTAACCTACACCCTTGGTGTAGGTGAGCGTCTCGCCGCGCAGTGTATCGGCTATGCTACAATGCACCCACCCGGAGTTTGGGTTTCCCGGCATGTAGCATTCCAAGATAAGCTGGTCAAACTTGAGGTTTTCTTTAACCCACTCGGCTAACACCAAGTTGTCAATGCCGGGTACTTCAAAATCCGCCGCTTGCCCTTTTGCATGTTGGGACTTTCGACTACTGCCGATTGCTTCGCAAAGCTCCGGTGACCGGTATCCTGACGACGGCGAGAACGCAACACCGTAATGCTCGCGAACAGGCTCCAGTATATCTCGGCACAACCTGTCTAGATAAGCCAAGGCGAAGGAGTCTGGAGTATTGTCAATACCCATCCGGGCGGCGGTCTGGCTCTTAACAAGTTCGCGCAGCGTAAAGTGTTCGGACAGATTCATTATTTTTTTCCGTAAAGAGACCCGATTCCATTTTGCAGAGGGACCGCACCTCCGCGAGCGTAAAGACCCGCTTGACCGGCAATTCCACCAGTAACATCAACCCCGGTTTCTTCTTCAACGGCACCCGTAAGCCCTGTTACGTCCGATAAAGCGGAAAGTCCCCGAGACGCAATTACGCCACCCAACGGGCCCAAGCCCAATACGCTCGTTGCGAGACCAATCGGAGAAGGGTCAATTAAACCGGTAAGCGCTTGACTGGGAGTGACCCCGAAAGTTTCAGAAAAACTGGCGTGGCTCTCCACAGGGCTGGCGGGATCAATGAAACCGGTCTCCGGGTCTTCTAAGCCAATAAAACCGGTCCCAAAATCTTCTGCCTCATCCGCCCCCGGCAGGCCGGACACTCCCCACCCTTCAAAACCGGCTCGGCCCGCCGCCGACTGAGCCTCCGCCGCTTCTGCCGCTTCTGCGGCGTTAGCGTCGGCTTCGTCTTGAGCCTCTTGGCTAGTCGCTGCGCCCTCGTCAACGCCGCCGCCTCCGCCGCCTCCGCCGCCTCCGTCGCCGCCAAAGCACCACCGGAATTGATCCTGCCACTCGCCACTTACGTGGTGACGGCTTTTCTTATATGCTTTTTCAAGTAGCCAGAGCGCGTCCATTTTCTTTTCTCTTCTTTATAAGTTTGAATACACCCGGCGTCCAACGCGCATGACCGCCTTTAGCAGGCCGCCGCCAAAGAGCGCCGTCTTTAGGGTAAAGATGAAGATACCTGTCCGTCAAATCGTCTTGAACTTTACGAGCTATTTTTGCGGCGTTACTGAACGGAGCAACAAAATCGATGACCCACAAAGTGCCTTCCCCGCAATCCGTGGCCCAGTCGCTAGGCTGGAGCTTTCTCGTGCCGTCAAGATAACCCTGCTGCGCGACGTCGGTCAGAAACGTGTGCGAGTACAGGCCTTCTATTGCCCCAACGTCATTGTAAAACAGTACCATACGTTTGTTTCTCAGAGCAGGAAAGACAAGCCGCTCAAGATCCTTCAGGTAAAAGTTTCGATGAAGCTCGGACTCCAGAAGCAAGTCTATGGCGTCACAGAAAGACTTCCTGTCTTGGAACATTAGCCCACGTTCCTACCTGCGCCCAGTATTGGGTCATTCGGGAACAACGTCGCCAAGCCTTGCCGCTGTTTTGGATTAGCTTGGCCCGTGGGCCGCGGAGAGGGGGCCGAGGCGGCGTACTCGGTAAGGCGCTGAGCCAAGGGCTTGAACTGCGGAGCGTCGAGAGAGGACTGATCTCTTATGGGCGGCTTTTCTCCATAAGGATCGAGTCTTCGTTTGAGCGCGGGCGCGGGTTCAACCGGCGTACGCTCACGGCCCGGCTCTGCTTCTCGGACCCTAATAGCACCGGCCCTTGGCACGTTTATGACCTGCATTTGAGTTAAGAGGTTAACAAACGTCCGCGCATCGCCCGTTGAGAACTTCGCTTTTGGGTCCACTCCTTTTTTGGTTAACCTCAAAAGTCGAGCGATTTCCGCGGGGTTGTCCATCATCAGCTTAACGAGGCCGTCTTGCACGGCTGCTGCCCGGGCATTTATGAAAATGTTCTGGGCCGCCGACGCGCCTGCGCCTGCCGCGGTAATGCCGCCCGTTCCACCTAGAAAGCCCCCCGTAAGGCGCGAAAGAGTTTTGTGCAGGCCGCCACCAACCGCTGAGCCGAAAACACGAGCGGTGGCTTTTGCAACGGGGTTCGTCCCTTCGAATACGTCCGGATAGTTCTTCGCGAGTTCATCCGCGAAGGCGGCGTAGTTATCTAGGCTGGTTTTCAGGTTCTTAGCCTGATCGACGGTCATCAAATCGCTTTCTCGCATCCAATCTACGAGAGAGGGCATTCTTACCTGTGAGCCGGGAACGCTAGGAGCCTCGAAAAGTGTGCGGCGAAGCTGATTGTAATCAACACCGCTTGTTTTTTCTGCTCCGGAAGCTGTTTTTGCATAGTCGAGGACTAGCTCTTTTAAGCCTCTTTGCGCCGATTGCCGGGCCTGTATAAGAAGACGCTTGACGCCGATGTCGCTCAGGTCATCAATATCGAGGCCTTTTGCTCCATCAAAAAGCTCTTCTTGTTGAAGTGCTTTTAAAAACTCCCGAGGGTTTTCTCTCGACTTCTTGTCCATAATCCGGATCGGTTCAAGAAGATTATCATAGACTGGGCGCACGCCCGTTTTTGCCCTGTTTGCCGCCGTGTAAGCTTTTCCCATTATCGAAATAAAGTCCGCGTCGCGGCCTCCACTCGCCATGGCATGCCAAAGATTCTGGTCGGCATATTTTTTGCGATTATCGGCGACTGTTTTTTGGAAAGAGGTATAAGACCGGCCTTCTGTTAGCAGGTTTTCAAGGTTTTGCTTCAGGCTCGGCAGAAGGTCTAGGCCGTTGTTTTGAGAGTTATCCAGCACTTTCTGAATAGCGTTAGACTCAGCCTTAGTTATACCAAGTTCTTTAGAGGCTTCGGTAACGTCCTCAACGTCCGCCGGGTCTATAACCGCTCTTTTGGTCCCGGGAATTTCTCGGTTCGCCGCAATTAGCGACTCAACTTCGCTGAGGATGCGGTGTTCAAGCGCTTGAGCGCTAGGAGGCGCGTCAACCGGTTCAACCAAGTCATCTATAATTTGAGACTCAAACGGGCGCAAGTCTACATCATCTCTTGCGGCGGCAGCGCCGGGGCGAAGGGTAGGCGCGCCAATCGGTTCCATGGTGAAACGAGATGCTCTCTGAAGGTCTTCGATGTAGGCGAGTGTCGGAGACCCCAGAGTCTTCATCTTATCCCGCAGAAGTTCAACCGACCGAGACGCGCCCTGCTTGGTTGTCTTCGCGACCTCGGCAAAGATACCGTCGTTAAAGATATTTTGCCGTGCTTTATAGTAAGCGTTTGCGGCCAAGCGGTCTGGTATAAATTTTACCATTTCTTCCTCTGGAAGATCACGTTGCGCGTTTTCATCAATAAGTTGTCTTTCAAACGCATCTGCAAGCTCTGATGCGCGGTTCTTATTTCTGCGGCTGACATTGGGGTCTCTGGCTATGTCCAGTAGTTCTGTTCTGAACTCGCTTAGTGTCCGAGCGTCTATGCCCCCCGCCGGGACAGGTGCGGCGGACGCCGCTTCGGTAGCTCGCGTTACCGCAGCTTTCCTCTCGTTCAATAGCTCAACTTGCTGTTTAAGGAGGTTTTTAGTGCGGGTGGCCGCAGCGCCCTTAGCGCCAAAGCGCCCCTCATAGCCGTCCGTTATGACCTTGTTTATTTTTTCGACAGCATCGTCAGCGTCTAAGTCAATGCCAGCAATTTTCTTGCGAAAAGTGTCGGCAGTTGGGCCTTCGCTGTCAGCGAGAGCTTTTGAAAACTTCTGTTCCGTGGTTTGTAGTGCCTTGTCGTTACGAACCAAGTCACTAATCGCAGGGCGTCCCTGCAAGAAGGCATCATGGTCGGTCCGAATATCCTCGACGTAGTTGATTATCTTTTTGAGACCGTCGGGCAGCATCTCCCGGACACGCGGGTCTTTGGGGATAAGCTCACTTTCATCCAAGGCCTTGACTGGGATAGGGGTGTCGTCGCCAAACAAAACCCGATGCTCCGGAAACCTTTTGTACAGATTAGAGGCCGTGTCTGACGTGGCCTCAATAAGCGGGTCTATGGCCCGGAACAAAGCTTCGGAGGCGTGGTTTGAATCGAACTGGTCGCTTCCTACTACTTGTTTATAGGCGGAGAAAACCTTGCCTGCGCGGTCAGCAACCTTTTCCGCCATGCCCGCCTCAAATGTCTTTTGCGCCAAAGTAGACGCTAACAGGTAGCCGTCGCGAGAGTTGGACATAATACCGGCCTGAATGATACCCGTTACGGCATTTACTTCGTCGGCTACGTCAGCGTCGGTGGCCGCCTGCGCGGCTTTCGCCTGAGCCGAAAAATCAACGCCCTGCCTCTCAAACATTTGACGCATCTTTGCAAAGCTTGGCTCGGTAAACAGCGGGCGAACGTCCCCCCGGGCAAAGCGCTCAATGATGCCGTTAAGAGCGGCCTCTATGGCCTTCGGGTCTTCGCCCGCTTCCGACATCGACCTGTAAAAGTCGTCAACCAAGACCTGCGCCGCCTGTTGCTCCCGACGAGCGGCAATGCTTCGTGGGACATTTGCCAAGCGTTTTATAAGCCCCGGGGCCTCAATTAACTCGTACGTGCCGCCCGGCATTTCTTTAAGGTTGAAGTCTTCCGGCTTAGCGTCAGGATTTTGTGATTTTGCCGCTTCGTATTTCGGCACCGCTTGGTCAAGCTCTGTCTGCGCCGCTGCTTTTTTGCCGACGACAGGCGTCAAGGCTTGATAAACTCGTGACAGAATCAGGCGAGACGGGCTTACGGCGTAGAGCGCTGATCCGAATATGGGTGCGCCCGTAGCGTAGATTGCTCGGCGAGTGGTATCTCCGGGATCAGTCTCTTCTGCATAGGCCGCGCCACCAAGACTAGTCGCCCCTAAAGCCGCTTCTGTGCCGTAAGTCAGCGCGGGCTTTTGAGCCGCCGTCGCCGCTGTTTTTCCAATTATCTTCTCAAATCCCCGCAAGGCCTTCAGGCTTGTCGGGATATTGGGATTGGTGGCAATATCATTGATACCCTTCATCATGGCAACGCCAGCAAGCCCCGCGTCAGGATTATATCCTCTAAGCGGCACGTCAATTCCACCCGCTGCTATGCGGGCCTTCTTGTAGAGAGAACGCTTTAAAAGCTCTAGTCCTCCAATACCTTCTAGGACGTTTGCGGCTTCCTCTCCCAGAACAACATTAATACGAGACCGAGGCGTGTAAGGAGAAACCTCTCCAAAAACTTGGTCTTTCAGAAAATTACCGAAAACATCGGAACCGAGCATCATTCCGGTAAGTGTGCCACCAGTTAACACAATAGGAGCCGCATAAGGCCCGACGACGGGAACCCTAGCAACCTTTCTAGCCAAAGGAGCCGATACTTCCGCCCCCATTTGAGCGCCTGCCAACGACCCCGCCACGCGAGGCGCTTCTAAGGCCAACTGTTCAAAGAAGCTTCGGTCTTCCGCGTTGGAAAATTCCCGGACGATGTCGCTAAAATTAAGTTTGCGCTGGTCGGGCCTAAGGTCTCTTGTTTCCGAATTAAGGTCAAAGTATGGGGCGGTGCCGTCTAGAAGGCTCTCTACCGTCATTAGGCCTTCAGTGCCGTCTTGCCCTAAAATGTCGTCTACAACCCGATGAGCAAGGACGGCGGAGGTGGAAGCACCCCACCGCTCAAAGGTGTCGTCTATTTCTTTTTCGCCAAATTTAACGGCGGTGAATCCCCCGGACGTGCCCCCGAAATCACCCTCAGTAAAAGCAACGTCTTCGTCTTCGTCTTCGTCTTCGTCTTTTGGCGGTCGTATGGTTACCATAAGACGACCCTGTTCATCAAATAGGTCCCCCGTTCCGCCGCCTGCACGAACTTGTGCCGGAGATTCCGCCGAAGGGAAAGAGGGTGTGGAAGACTGAACCCCATCAGGGTTCCACGGGGTCAGTTTAATCGGTTCGTCAACCATGCTGATTACCTTCCGGTAATGTTGTTTTGTTCGTCAAGAGCGTCCATAAGGTCCTGAACGCCTTTTTCCGTGGCGTAAAGTTCGTTAAGCGCTGTCAGGTTTGACTGCAAGTCCTTCGCCGTGATGGTGGGAACCTTAGAGGCCTCCTCAAGACGGTTAATGCTTGACCGAAGCGACCCTAAATACACGGCAGACTTATTGTAAAACGCCGCGGGCGAGCTAACAGCTAGCATGTTCCCGGTCATAACCGACGACAAAAGCTCCTGAATTTTGACGTTTTCTTTTCCGGGAAGCGCAGAAAGGGCGGCCTGTAGGCCGTCTACATAAATCCGGCGGCCTATAAACGACCCGCGGTCCGCGGCGCTCACCGTATCTATGTCAACAAATCTTTTCGCAGTGCTAAGTGCCCGTGAAGTCAGACCGCTTAGCCCCATAGCCGCTTTCAGATCGGAAGCCGCCTTGCTTACGGTCGTTTGCGGATCTTCTCTGTATGTCTTGCCCATGCCGTCGAACATGGAAACAACGTTGGTTTGCATTGTATTCATTTTTTTCTTCAGGGCGTCTTTATCTCCTGAAATCAACTGAAGCTCAGCCCTTGTCGCGACCCTCGGGCTTACATCGCTGTTCGGCAGGGTATACCTCTTGACGATAGCCCTGTTGATTTCTGGGCTGAATCGGGTTTCAGGTTTAAGTACATATCCTTGATCGGGGCCTCCGTAGACAACGCTGCCGCCCGACGCACCTTCCAGCATCGTGGAGAGCTGCAGGGCTGTTGGGTCGTTTTTAGGAACTTGGCCCGAGGCCCAGAGTTTGTAATACACCTCTTCACCCGTCTCTTTTGAAGGCGCGTCCATATCACTAACGGCGGGCACTACCCTCGTATACGGAACTTTTTCATTCAGTAGCGCCGGAACAAAAGCTCCGGGCTTTTCGTACTGTTTGGCCTTGTCCGATATTTTCTTCAAATCTGCGGCATGCCGCTTGATTGAGAGTTCCTCCTCTTTGACCTTCGCCAACCTCTCTTCAATTTCGCGTCTTCTTTTCGCGTCGGCATTCTTCGCTTCGGCGATAAGTTTGTCCTGCTGAAGTTTGTTACTCGCAATTTTTTCGGCAGAATCTATGCGCTCCTGCTGCAATCGAGCCTGAGAACCGAGGGATTGGTCGAGTTTCTCAAGATCGTACGTCTGGGTCAGACCAAGCAGATCAACGGCCTTCTGATGTTTTAGTTCTATTGTGTTTTTCTCAAAAGCCTGATTTAGCTTCGTCCGTGCCGTGTCTAGCTGGTCTTTCATTTGAAGAAGCTTGGCCTGAGACATGAAGCCTATGCCCGCATTGTACTCCGCCTGTAACTGGTCAATAGCCGCTTTTTGTTCAGTCAGCGCTACGTTCTGGTCGAAAGCGTTCTCCATATCAACAATTTTTTGTTGACGACCTGTAAGCGCCATCACGCCCTGATTAAACATGGTGTTTCGCGTTAATTCGCTAGTGCGCCTCGCTGCCTCCTCCGCCTCCAGTTCTTTTTCAGCGCCCTCAAATGCTCTCAGTTTAAGCGCCCGCTCAGTTGCCTCTCGACTAGCGGCAAGCTTCGCGGCATTTTCAGCAATGCCGGAGCCCGCTACCGAAGCGGCAAGCTGAGATAGAACGGACTGGCCGGGTTTGCCCGGTTGCGCGAAGGCGGCACCTGCTTTTGCAAGGTCAGAAAAAAACTGTATCTGTGCGGCGTCTTTACCGCCGCCGTCGGTTATCTGTTGAAGCAGCGGCAGCCTTTGCTGGTATGCTTCTTCAAGAGTGCGCTGGGGTTTATATGCTGCCGCAAAGTCGGTCATCTTCGGGGCAGCAACAGCGGCCTTTAACGTCGGAGATGTAACCACTGGCATGTCCCCGGCTACAACCTGACTATAATCCGGAACCACCTTACCTTCGCTAAAGCGGAGGACTTCTCCGCCTTGGCTAAAATTTACGGGGGGCACTCCCCCTTCCGGAGGTGGGGGTGGCGCTGCCGCCATCTGCATTATACCTCCGGCCATGTCGCCCGAGACCGGTACGTTCATAGTGTCCTGCGCCATCGGGCCAATACCACCAGTATCCACCTCGGTTTCCATGGCACCTTGAGCGCCCATCAGGAGCATAAGCGGCTGCACCATCGCCAGAACGGAATCCGGTGTCGCTGCGGCATCTTCCGGGCCTACAACGCCTGCCAGTTCTTCGCGGCGCTCCTCTTCCGTGGCCCGTGTTCCGCGGACCGCGTCCATCATGCCTTCAAGCGACTCCGCCTGTTCCGGGTCGCCAAAGTTGTTGGCTGCACCCTGCATAATGGCTACCACTTCCGGGTCCATCTGCGAGGCGATACCGGCAGTGTCCATAGATCCGAGGTCCGCGGGCGACGGAGCGGCCATCGCGGCCATCGGTTCGGCAGGCATGGCACCCTGTTCCATGGCCGCGGCCATCGGCTCGCCGCCCATTTGCAACCGCGTAAACGGCGGGGCTTCAGGCATTTCTTCCATAACGCCGGGCGGGGGCTGGGGAATAAGCATCTGGTTGCCCTGCTCACGCTCTTCCATTTGACGCATTCGATCCAAGGCGTCGTCAAACTCTTCGCGGCTTGTGTCCATGTTCGGCTGCATCGGAGCAAAGCTTTCCGGGCTCTGACCGTACTCCGGCGGGAAGTATTCCTGCATCGGCACTTCCGACGTAACCTTAAAGCCTTCGTTAATCATCGCGGCCATGTTCGGGTACATCTTCGCAATGTCGGAAAGATCTTGGGTGTTTCCCCGAACATAAGCGGCAACGTCTTCCTTGGAGCCGCGCATCGACTCAACAAGACCTTGGAAGATGGCCCGTACGTCACCCGGCACCTCGCCCCCATCGGCCATGGGCACAACGCCTCGGCCCATCAGGATATCTTTCTGAGTGACCTTGCCGTCTCCGCTAAGATCAGGGAACGCTGCTCCGCCTTTAGCAAACATCTGACGGCCCATTACACTTCTGTTCATCATCCGAATAATCCTGCTTTGTTAGCTCCGGCAACCGTACTACCGACGGCAGTGAGTCCGCCGACAAGTTGCTGGAAGGGCGAAGCCTGTGGCACGGAGGCTCCCGTCAAAGACTGCTGCGTTGTCGGTGCGCCTTTGTAAATGTCGCTCAAGAAACCAATACGCTGGAAGGGCTCGTAAGCCTCTTCTATCGCACTTTTACGGCTAGCGTCTAGTGTCTGCTGGTCAAGCTGACGTTGCCGCTCACCAAGATCGAACCCAAAGCCGGTTTCTTTCTGACCAAGGTTCTGGAACACTTCGCCCACGCCCGCTTCGCGCAAGCCGAGATTACTAAACGCTTCGCCCTGACCCAGAGCCGTTCGAGCCAAGGTTTCCCCGGCCCCAACGTTCAGGGTTCCAATTCCCTGCCCTGCGCTTAGCTCGCGAGCCCGCTGAGCAGAAAGCTGCTGCTGAGCGTTCAGGAAGTTCTGCGCCTGCGCTTGAGCAAGGGCACTTGCCCGGTTCCTGTCGATTTCTCTTTCGGCAATCTCAGCGCGGCTACCGCCGAACGCGCCTGCGCCCGTAGCCTGACCTCGCACTTGGTTCTGCTGAATGTCGTAGCTTCGGTTGATCTCGTCGGCAACGGCCTGCTGAAACGGGTTCATATACTGAGCAATGCCCTCGCCCGTGGCGGCACCCGCGCCGCTCTGCATAAGCGCTGTTCCTGCCTGCACTCCGCCCGATATCAAAGGCTCTGCCAAACCAAACGACGCGGCAGCCGGGGCTCTCGCCTCGCCAAGAAGTCCGGCGGCGCGATCTAGATAAGCCTCGTAACCTCCTATCCCCGTTATGGCGCGGTCTTGCGCCACCCTTTGAAGGTCTGAAAAATCGGCTACCTGATAGTCGGGTAGATCAACCGGAGTCCCGGAAAGCTCTTGGGCGTCCTTGAGAAGGGCCAGCTTAATGGCCTCAATCTCCGGGGCTTCCCGGACTATCTGTTCTGTAACCTGAGTAGCCATTACGCCATCCTCGCGCCGCGGGCTTCAAGATTCCGCATTACACCGTACATGTTGTTTATACCTTGCTGCAAATCCCCGTTTCCGGCACCCTTTACAGCGTTCGTCGTAAAGATGAACTCCCCGGGCATGACCAAAGCTTTTACGCTGTCTTTGCCGGGAATACCCTCGTCGGGCATTATGCCACCTGTCCGCCTCGGGAACACTTCACCGCCCTCCGCCGCCGCAATCGGGGCACTGAATATCTCAGGGAAACGTTCACGAAGACTCTGATTAAATCCTTGAGAGCCGAGAGCCACAGGTACGCGGGTTTGCCTTGGAGACGTCACTCTAGGAGTAAGGGCCCCCGGAGGTAACCGGTTAGCCGCGACCAACGCCTCACGCTCCTCGTCGCTAATCCTTGGGATCAGGTTCGGCTCTTCCATTTCAGGTACTTCCATTAAAGAGGGAAGTGCCGCTGCTCCGGCTATGCCGCCAGCGAGCAGGAGACCTCGGTTCTTACCAAAGAAACCGGGCTGCGCGTCTGCAACCTGCTGTTTCGCGGCATCCAAAGCTAGTTTTTGAACGTCAGCCGGAGGCAATGTCGGATTTTCGGCTCTAATTTTTGGGGCTATTTCGCCAGCGAGTTTGCCAGTTGCAACCGCCTGTTGGGCGGAGGTTTGGGTTTCTGCTCCAGAAAGGAAGCCTACCGGGTCGTCAAAAGCCTCAGTTACCGACTTAGTCATCTCAGGGAAGTTCCGTCCAAAGAAGCCGGTGTCAGGATCGGTGTAAGTACCTTTAAAATCAGCGCCTTCAAAGTCAGACCCCAGCGCACTGGGTGCGGCGTCTGAGAAAGATCCCGCTCTAAACACACCTGTTGAGTCGTCATAGTAATCGGGCGCGGGAGGTGAGGGTGCGCCTGTAGCGCTCGTCCTTACCAAGAGGTCTGGCGCTTCCGTTGGAGCGGCGGTAGGCGTCACGGGGGCACCGGAAAGAGGCTTCGCTGCAAAATCGGTTCCAAAGGTTGTGTCAAACTCGGCTACGCTTGGTTGTAGCGCGGTGCCTAAGCCGTCTGAACTGGCGGTCGTAAAGAAGTCAGAAGTTTTATCGAAATCAGCCGTAAGGTCTTGTAGTCCGCTGGTAGGGGACGTCGAGCCGCCGAGTAACCGATTGACGGAGGGGCCTGCTACCTTACCAAGGGCCGCGCCGCCCGCGCCCATCGCGCCGCCAAGCAGGATGTCTTCCATGTCACCGCCGCCTACCGCGCTGCGCGCCATGCCGCCAAGTGCGCCTGACGCTACGCTGCCAATAGATTTCGAAAGTCCCCCAGTAGCCCCGCCAATAGCTGCACTAAACAAGGCGTCTTTTACACTTCCGCCGCCAACCAAAGTACCAATACCGCTGGAAATAGCGCCCGCTGCAATGGTGCTTAGGCCTAGACCAGCAGGCCCAAGAAGCGCGGCCCCCGCGATGGTAATAATTGTCGGAGCAGCTTTTTTAAGAAACTTGCCGACGCTCTTGACGGCTTTCTTTATGCCTCGGAAAATGCTTTTGAAGAAAAACTCCAGAGCCCCGGTTTCGGGGTTTATGGCGTTAGAACCGTCACCGACAATATAGCGCTCCGGATCTTCGACGCCCATGTCCCGTAGATGACCAAGAATGGACTCTTTGAGTTCCGGCATCTTGTCCAGAAGAGGCTTTGGTACAACCAGTTCGCCGGTCTCAACGTGGGCTAGCGCGTCGTCTCCAAAGCGGCCCATCTCCTCCATCCGCGCACGGATAGCTCCGAGATCAGCAATGCCCCCGACATCTCCGATACTCTTTTCATATGCTTCAATTTCGGCGTTATAGGCTCTAGTCTCGTCGTCGTTCAGCGCAAAACTACCAAGACCGGAGGCGGCAGAGCTAATACTCATGTTTTTTCTCACGTTTCGCCGCTAATTGCTTGCGGCATTGTCACACATATTACTGCATCCTGACGCTCGTTTCCAGTCCAAGGATTACCGCAGTCCGGGCAGTTTCCTTCAGGGTACGAGGCTATTTCATCGGCGGTATCTACAATATTGCCGCATGTGACGCATTTCACGGTTTCTGTAGCCGTAGACGGTAGCCAACGACCGCCATCAGGCATGACTATAATGCTCATTATGTTACCACCGTAACTGACCCAAGGCCGGTTGCGGCGGACACGCCACTTGGGTGGGGGTTAAAAGACCGGCTAATTTTAACAAAGCCGTTCGACTCAAAAAGGCCGCCTACCTCTAATCCGCTATCGTTGTCGGGTAAGTTCGTCATCACGAAGGTCGTTGCGCGGCCCTCGCCCGGTTGCTGAGTTTGCTCTACGAAAAAGCTAAAGGCTCTTAGGGTGTCTGCAAAGTAAGTCTGGCGATACTCCGCGGGCGGAATCGCAAACTGCGGCGGAACAAGAGACCTACCGGTCATCGTCTGCCGTCCTGTCGTATGTCAACGCGGGGCGAACCAAGTCGCCACGTTACGCCTGCGTTAGCAGATTCTATTCTAAGCCCCAAGCCACGCCCCCGAATACGTACATGGTTTTGAGTTTCGTCTGCCGTGACGGTTGAGGCGTAACTCTGAGTAAAACCAGTTCCCGGAAAGTCTTCCGCCTTCAATGTAAACGTAACCTCCTTGGAGGCGGTGTTTGGCGTTGTAAGAAAACTAATGTCAGGTAAAAGCCTGCGAATAAACCCGAATTTTTCGCCCTCTGAAATGTCTATCGGGCTAGATTCAATGTGCGCGGAAAGGGCGGACCCATCGTCATCTGCGCCAACCTCGTGGTTAAACAAATATTGACTATTTGAGCTAGCTGCAATTGGGTTGGACTTTAAGCCGCGATCTAGCCACGCGGACCTTTGTAGGTTTCCGAAGTACCAGACTTTCTCATCATAATTGTAAATTACGTACTTGTCGTTGTTCTCGGACCCGGCGGAAGAGTAGAACCAGATAACTTCTCCAAATTCCGAGTTTACTCCAGCAAAGACTTTGTCTGATTGTGTTTCGTTAAAATCGTCAAAAACTGTGTCGCGAACAGTGCAGGGCAAGTCTTGAACTTGACCGTCGTAAACATAAAAGCGGTTTTTACCCATCCAGAAAACAGAGTCGTTAACCGCAACGGCGGATCTTGCACCCATGATAGTGGTGTTAGCCGCAAGCTGGTTTATTCCAAAGGTAAACGGCGGACCGATAAACTGCATGGAATGCGTAGACGCGTCAGTAAAAATCAAAATTTCACGTCGAGTTTCAACCGCTTGAATTATTTCAGAGCCTGACCCTACTACCAAATCCCCCGCCGTGTTGGTAGCGGTAGGCTCCCACGTCGTGGCGCTTTCTTGATCCGAAAACCGAACAAGAAGTTTGTCCTGATCCGCGCTCCCCAACGCGTTACAACCAAACGCAATGACGTGTCGGTCTCGGTCTGAAACAATAATCTGTCGGGCAACGGTAGGCGCATTCGAGTCCAAGGTGGTTATGTTTACTGCTCTAGCATTAGTCCCAGTGCTTTTGTCCCAATAAAAAATAGAAGAGTCCCGAAGATTAAGGATTAAATCTTCGCCAAAGTTGTCCTGACTCCATACCCGCAGGGAACCTCCCCCGGCGGTGGTGGTCGCGGCGGAGCCCCAAGTACCGCGGCCCCAAGTACCCGCACCCCAGCCGGTTCCGGGCACCACGGTGTTAATACCCGTGTTTAGCTGATACTGAGAAGTAACCGACCCGCCGCCGTTACCTGTATCTGACGAGTTTGCTGTAGCTGTTGCGGTGATCGTAAAGGCGTTCGTAGACGGAACAGTCTTAACTTCGTACTCTTGGTTTAGAACTTCGGCGGTAATGTTTCCACCCAGCGTGGCCGCGCTGCTAAAAGTAACGAAGTCTCCGACAATCGCACCGTGACTATTGTCGGTCACGGTTACCGTAGTGGACCCATTTGAAGCTGCAAAAGTAGTGGACCCCGCTGTTGTCTTCCTTAACGGAGTTATGTCGAAAAATGTTTCGCCCTCTTCAACATAAAATTTAACATTAGTGCCTATTCCTAGAAACCTAGAATTATCTATGGCCCTCCACGCGTGTAGGGAGCGACACGTCCCAAGAATTGTATTCTGAGAATATTTTTCCCACCCGCCTATTTTTTCAGGGAAACCAAACCGGAACCTAATCTTGTCGCAGTCGTTCCAGCCGCCTTCATTCGTGTAAGAGGTAACCTCTGTATTTATACCGGGTTTAAATTGGAGCTTACTTAACGGCATTTTCTAACTCTTCTTTTGGAAGGCTTACGGTAAGCCCCAGCATGGCGTCATTAGTACAAAACACTTTCCCGTCTGGGCTAAAAAACAAGGTAAAAGTTTTTTGTCCTGCAAACAGATAAAGAGCGTGGTCTACATTATTTACCCCTAAAAATACTACGGATTCACCCTGCTCTTGTGCAAGTGTTTTAACACTTTCCCACCCTGTAAGGCATACAAGTTCGGCACTGACGCTAAACGGCCATAGGCAAAAGCCTACGACCGCCAAAAAATAATTTACCGCTTTAACCACCTTCTCCTAGAAGCTCCATGCCCTTGGCGGACCAATCTCCTCTATATGTATATGTTTCGGGGTCTGCTGCGGAACGCCACCGACCGTATTGACCCGCCTCTTCAAAAATTGCGTCAAGCTCCGCGCCGGTTAAATCTGTTCTCTGCTTTCTTACATCGGAGTAAAGAACGGGAAGGGAGTACCTGTTTCCTGTTCCGGGGTCTACAAAAAGAGAACACACCGCGTCAGGGAGGGCTTCGTACTGTTCAAAGCGGCCCTTTAAAGTTGTTGCAACCGTGTCGTAGTCGAAATCAGAGCCTTTCTGCATCTCAGAAAAGTTGCCCGTTCCCGCTAAATAAACGGCTACGCCGTCAACCTCTATTTCCGTCCGAAGCCTGTCATGGTTGTCGGTAGCGGTATTTTCTAAGGAAATACCCACAACAATACCGTCATACGATCCCGTATCTAATAGCTGCCGATACCCGCGGTAGCGAGGCGCAATGATTCCGACGTCCACCCTTACTTCAAACCCTTCTCGAATAGGCTGCATGTCCTCCGCATAAGAAACCGGCCATGAAGTTGTGCTGTACTCAAAATCTCGCACGTTGCTTTTCAACCAAGAAACTATAGCGTCGGCAGCGGTTTTCTGAGAAAGCTCTTTTTCAGAAGCGTTTGAAAACTTGCTCTCCAGCCACGTTTCTGTGGAATATACGGCTGTAATGTTGTGGGTTGTATTAGAAAGCCAATTCCACAAAGCGTACGTACTGTTAATTCCACCTGAATAAGGAATGAGTATATTAGCCATAATCTACGCCGTCTGCCCTTGAACAGTTCCTTGGTTAGTCACCGTCACCGTCCGACTGTTCTTGCGAACAGCGAAACCCGCCGCGCCTCCAGCGCCACCCGACCCCGCGGGCGTAATTATCGGGCAGCCGTTGGGATCGGAGGGAACGGAGCCCGACGCACCCGACGCACCCGCTTGACCGAACCCGCCTTGAGCCCCGGGTGAGCCGTTACTGCCAGTAAGAGCTTGGCCCGCCATCGTACAAATAATGCCTTTACCGTCATCAATCCCACGTCGCCTAGAGCCTGCGGTGCCGCCGCCGCCACCGCCGCCACCGCCCGAGCGAACCGTGCCCTGCGAACCTACCGCCACAGCATAGGTACCCGTTGCGGGGGTGCTTGTGTTAAAATGAATAGCATCGCCGCCAGCAGCGCCCGCTTGGGCAGTACCGCCCGTGGCCCCCGTATATCCGGTGACCGTCCCGTTTACCGTTACTGTAAGCGGAGAAGCTGCGTTAAGCGCCCCGGTTTGAAGGGCCGGGTTTGTCATTGTGGCGGTAACTGCTACGCCAGAATTTACCGTAACAAAAATAGGCGTATCGTCAGAGCCCGCGCTATAACCATTCTGGGCCGCCACGGTAGCGATGTTATAGTTTGAAGTGTTTCCCGATATCGTAAGGTTCAAGTCGAGCTTCTGGTGCCCGCCTTGAACTATCGGCATTAATTCTCCAGTTCCCATTACGCATTTCCTTTATTGCAGTGCTTTAACCGTTAATAGAGAGAAGGTGGAGGAACCGTCATTTACTCGTGTAATGTAAAAGAAAAACTCGTGTCCGTTAGTGGTAGTTATACTGTCACCGTCAACTATAGTGTATCCGGAAGTTGTGATAGTTCCAGCGGATGCGTTATTTTTGTACAGGATGACCAAAGTAGCGTTTTTTGCAGGCACCGCTAGCGTGTGGGCCCCACCATTTACGGCCTGCTGAAAGTTTCCGTCGTCCACATCAGGGGTGTACGTCCCGGAGCTTTTTGTCCCCGCATCGTGAATTGCGGCGCTAAAACCCGCTGTCAATTCGTCAGCGGTATCGGCCTTGAGTGTGTCGGCATCAAAAGCTTGAACATCACTCCCAATCGCCACGCCCATTGAAGTTCTAGCGGTCGAACCCGATTCCGCAACAAAGTTGGTGCCGTCACCTACAATAAAATTTCCGTCGGTTACGGCAAGACCCGCAACATCAGCTAGCTGAGCGTCAAAAGCCTGAACATCACTCCCAATCGCCACCCCGAGGTTCGTGCGGGCGGCAGACGCCGTAGAACCACCCGTTCCACCGTCGGCTATCGCAAGATCCGTAATTCCGGTTACTGTGCCGCCCGTTATAGCGACACTGTCAAACAGATCAGAGACGGCTGCGCCTGACCCCGCGCCGTCAGCATAAATAATCTTTGTCGCACCGTTTGGAACCGTCGCGTTCGACCCCGTGCCTTGACTGAATACCGCGCTTTGGCCGCTGCCGTTTCGAACAAAGTAAAGCTTGTCCTGATCGTTAGGACTGATTGTAACGGTGTTTGTTCCAGTTGGGCTGCCGCCTAAAACTAGAACCTTAAACATACCGTCAGAAAGAGTACCGTCGCTAGTTGTTAGCGTATGGCTCGTGCCGCTAAGGGTGACAGACCCTACGCCATTGAGCGTTCGGTCTATAATGTCCATGTTCAGGTTCGTGGTGTCGCCCCACGTACCGGACTGGTCGCCTGTAGCCGGTTTTTCTATGCCGGTATTTGCTGTATAAGTAGATACCATTCTTCTGTCCTCTTACGCGGCTAATTCTTCCCACGTAGCTGTCTGGTCCGGTGTTATAGCGCTATACGAACTCGTCTGATCCGGCGTTATGGCGCTATACGAACCTGTCTGATCCGGTGTTATAGCGCTATAAGAAGCCGTCTGGTCCGGTGTTATAGCGCTATAAGAAGCCGTCTGGTCCGGGGATATTATACCCCAAACAGTTACATTTCCAATAGAACTTATTGCTTCCGCGCCTGCCGGAGAAATTACCGCCCTACCGGTTGCAACCACCGTGCCGACGCCGCCGGTTGCAGATAGGCCGGTAGTGGGGACTTCAGCGTTACCGGTAGCGGTAGCGGTTCCAAGCGCAGTGGTTCCGGCAACTCCTGTGGCGCTAACCGTCGTGCCCAAAATTATAACGGGGCTGCCCACCGCAGTGGTTCCGGCAACTCCTGTAGCGCTAACCGTCGTGCCCAAAATTATAACGGGGCTGCCCACCGCAGTGGTTCCGGCAACTCCTGTAGCCGCTACAACAAAATCAGTTACGACTGTCTCATTGCCCACCGCGGTCGTTCCGGCAACGCCAGAAACAGACACAACAAAATCAGTTACGACTGTCTCGTTGCCCACCGCAGTGGTTGCAGACAAGCCTGTCTCGGGAACTTCGGCCCCGCCGGTTGCAACGGCGGTTCCAACGGCGGTCGTTCCGGCAGAACCAGTGACCGCTACGACAAAATCAGTTGTGACTGTCTCATTGCCTACCGCAGTGGTTCCGGCAGAACCAGTGACCGCTACGACAAAATCAGTTGTGACTGTCTCATTGCCCACCGCAGTGGTTCCGGCAGAACCAGTGACCGCTACGACAAAATCAGTTATGACTGTCTCATTGCCCACCGCAGTGGTT